GCAAATTCTTTTTTATACTTTCCAATGCCTTGTTCTCCCCTAGCATAGAGTCTTCTATTGTTAAATTCTAACCACCTGCTCCAATATCGACACGATTGACCATCTCTCTTAAACCACTCATATTGAATAGATTGACCTACTCTTAATCCATAGTCTTCGGTTTTTTTAGTTTCATCACTAGCAAGTTGATTAGGGAAGCTAATCGGGTTTAAAATTGTTTTTATTTCCTTCATTTTAATTTATAATTTCGCTAACCGTTCCTGTGTTCTTATATCTTGCAAAGTTAATGCTTATTTTTGACTCTTGCCGTTCAGGTTTGTAAACGTGTTTTTGAGTAGCCATAATAGCTAACCCAGAACTAATAGCAGCATCGTATTTTGTTCTCTTATTTATATCAAATTTCGCCCAATCCCTTAATGTGTTGTTAAAATGCATATTACCCATTTGTTCAGAATCCCTATACTGTCCAAGCATGTCTAATCCTACCCTTCGTTCAATATAAGTTTCTATAGCAGAGGCATGAGCTTGTTTAATGTCTTCAGACGAGTTTGGCATTCCTCCTAACTCTCTCTCGCTAGCGGAAAGTTTATTGTATCTTTTATCTACTCGATTCATAGAAAACCCTCTATAGCCTCTATTTTTAAAATGGTACAATAACCTAGTTTTATTGTTTTCTATCAGAATAGGCATTCCGTAAAAAACACACGCCATTAATACATCTTCAAAAAATATCTCTGCTGTTTGTGGTCGGGCAATATATTCCAAAAAAAACTCATCACTTGGCGCTTCATCCATAGTAAAACAAGTTTTACCATGCAGAGCTCCTTTTGACCCTCTACCATCCACAGTAGCTGAAATGTCATAAGGATCACACCCGAATGCACCAATGTGTTCATTAAGAGGATATTTAATCCCATTTCTAACTTGCACTTTGTTTTGTAAATGCCCGGCAGGCAACCATGAAACCAAAAACCTTCCATGTTTATCTGGAGTCCAAATAACTTCAGTATCTTTTTTATCGTCTTTCCAATGAAACCTTCCTTGGGTTAGGTAATGACTTTTAATTAAGTTGTCATTGTAATCCATTTGTTGGTAGATTTTAGTCAAATTAAAAATAGAATTTTTACTTTCATCTCTAAAAGCATGTTCTTCCGTTCGTGGAAATTGACGATAAAATTCATTTAATGCGTCAGGGTCTTGCTTTAAAGATTGTACTTCATTATTCCAATAATCAATAACGCCAGTCGTTATCCATTCCCCATCTATCCCCATTACAGGTTTTTCTGGAGTGTGGAATACCGGCCACCCAAACTGATCAATATATCCTTCAAAATTCCACTCCATTGGAATAAATAAAGCATAAAGACCTGTCTTCGTCTGTCCATTGGCGTTCCTAGTTTCTACTTTTGCGTCATTATAAAGTCCTTTAAAATTACTACCTCCTTTATCTAGTGCATTTGAAGTAGAGCCCATCAAACACTTTCCTACAATTTTACGACCTAAACGCAAACACGTTTTGGTTACTCTCCAGTTGTTTTTAATGTTCTCTGGCCTTTCCCACTTACCACTTTCATCATGAATTAAGCGTTTTAATTTTTCACCATCATAACTATTATCTGAAGTGTTTTTCCAATCAATAACAGTATCTAAACCATCTAATGAAACCTCTTCTACATGATCTAAGTTGTTTCGCGTAATTTTAGAAGCAGGAACTCGATAGGCTAGTTCAGTTTTAGGTTTATCCATACCATCTTGTATGGGTTTAAAAAAGAAAGGATAATTATTAGAAATAGGAACTACTTTATCGGTAAACATCTTTTTAGCATCAGCTCCTGTCTTAGATAAAATTCCTACCCTAGCATTTCTGCTAATACTAGCAGTATTAACAGCTTCACAAGAGCTCATAAATGAAAATCCAGAACGTCTGTTTTTTAAATAACACATCCCGAATGATCTTATATCAGCCACGCAAGCCTCCCAGAAAATATAAAATATTCTATTAGCTTCTCTAAAATCAGGCTTACCTACATCAATCTTAGTCCATTGAAGATACATATAATGTGTTCCAGTTATATACGTAGGTTGGTCATTATTTACAAACCAATACCCTCTCTCTCTTCTATTAAATTCTTCTTCTATATACGAAACCCATCTACCTTTAAATGCCTCATCTCTTTTATTCCATTCGAAAATACTTCTAATCTTACTTAAAGTTTCTGGAATAGGTTGAACTTCCCACTTGTTAAGACCCTTCTTTATCCCATTGGGTGCAGCAGGTAAGCCAACTTTTAATCCTTTAATGTCATAAATCTCTCCTAGCGTTCCATCTTTTGAAATAATAATAATATCATATTTAGCATTATAGCCGTATTCCCAAGACTTGTGTTTGTTGCCGTTAACTAACACCGTCTTTGGAATAAGATCCGTCACTATTTCGTAAAGAAAGTTTTTCATGACGCACGTTTTTCAGCAAAGCCGCTAGTGGATTTTTTCTCTATGGTTTTACCGTCTAAAAAAGCTTGCTCTTCTTCAATACGTTTAAGTATTTCAAACGCATCAAAAACAGCTAACTTTTTAGTGGCCGCAGCATTTTTGAGACGATCAGCCGCTAACTCATCCTCGGGGTCTAGTTTAATAATGTCTTCTTTAGCAACTGCAATTAACTGCTCTACAGCAATTTTTCCAGCACTAATTATTTTTTCTTTAAGTTTTCGACTTTCCATTGAGTAAGATTTACAGTTATGTTCCGTGTCCTCATACGGTATAACTTTTCTCCATCTATTGTAAATTCATACTCAGAATCAGGTAAAAAAGATACAACATCCCCCACCTTCAATCCTAATTGAATTAAGTCGTCATTAATAAAAAGTATTTCTCCTACTTCTTTTTCTTCCGTTTCTAAAGATAATAAATCTTGTTGAATTTTACCTAAAGGTTTTAAAAAGCAATAAGGTGTCGGGCATTTCCAGTTATTATCTCGCTGAAATAAATACACTTGATCTACTTCAACTATATAAATGTCATCTTTAAAATGACACGGGCCAGAACGTTCTCGCCCTTGCATGTCATAGTATTTTCTAAATACGTTATGATGAACTACTATTATATCACCTTTCTCAATTAAACCACTATAATTAAGTGGTATAGACAAAACTTCTGCAAATCTATTAGTGGATAGATGGTCTTCTTGAGATGCACTTTTTATTAAAGATTTATCGCCATATTGACTTACAACATTATACCTAACCCCATTAAGAGGTTTGACCACAAAACAAAATGGAGACTTCATTAAAAATTAATATTATATTCTATCACAAAAGGCATTGTCATGCTCACGCTTTTCCATAGAGTTATTTCCCCATTTTCATGCTCAATATAAATCTCAACCTCATTGTCTTTAAGGTTTTTCTTTATTAAGTGGATAGTATATATACGTAGTACCGGCTGACCTACTACATAGTTCATACAATTAGTATAATCTCCACCTATGGAAATTTTTCTAACTACTGACACTTTCAGTAAGAGCCCCCGTGGCTAAATCCACGCGTTTCTCTCCGTATTTTTCTGCTAAGGATTTTTGTTCAGCCTGTAAATATTTCCTTGCTGTTTTGTGTTGTTGAAGAAGCTCTATTTTTTTCTCTTCCATGTTAGATAAAGCAAACTCAAGTTCACCTAATTTTGCCATGGTATCATACACTTCTTTATTTAGATTGCGTAATTTTTCTACCTCCGCCGAGGATAATTTATCATTTTTTGACATTGTATTTTATTTTAGTTTATTGTATTTTAAGTATGTTCTAAAAATATATCAAACTCATATACTTTCGTTATTGCTGTAGAAGGTATAGTTATAATAAAAGTATAATAATAATTTGTAAATTGTCCTACTCCTATTTCATCAGTTTGAGGAGGAGGTATTTGTAACAAATTAGCTGGTTGAATATTATAAAGTGTTCCAACATCTCCTATTTGTACTGGAGCGTTTAGAGGACCTGATGCTACTGTTTGTCCTCCATATAGATTTACTCCAGACGCGCTATAGTTATTCATTCCTGCGCCATTTCCATAAGCTACTTTTCTTTGGACAGAAGGCACTTGTGTTGGTGCAGGACTATCTGATGCAAGAAAATTAGAATATACTTTTGTAGTTACTAAAGTTCTTGCAGGATTAAGATTTGCAGTTGCCCAATAATCTTGACCTGGAACAAAAGTAAGAGTACTTGTACCTGTTATATTAATATCATCAAACCAATTTGGTCCAGGTGGATTGATTAATTGCGCCCCTGGAACACCCACTCCATAAGCTTGAGTTTGTACTCCATTCGTATGATTAATACTTATTCTAGGAATTTGTATTTGCCCTACAGCTGGAGGGCTCCATGTCCACGCCCCTGGTAATGGATTTGCTACGCAATAAAAAACATATGCTCTTCCATCATTAGGAATGGACGCTACACCATCAACTACACCGTTTATTTTACCACCCACTACAGATGGAAATACTAAAATAGACATTGTAGAATTATTCACAAACACCACTTGTCTACCGGTTGTTGGGGCTGGAAGTCTTGT